TACAAGCAGTGCCCATTGAAACTGAAACTCACGACTATCGATAAACTCAAAGAGCCGAAGAATCAGGCCATGGAGCGCGGTGCTCAGATTCATGATCTTGCCGAGCAGTATATTCGCAGCAAAATTGTGAAGATGCCAATTGAGTTTAAGCTCTTCTAAACTGATTTCAAGGCATTGCGCAAGCAATTCAAGAAGTCGATCAATGGCATGGTTGTTGAAGACAATTGGGCATTCACGAAGAATTGGGACGAGACCGCATGGGATGACTGGATCAACTGCTTTGTTCGGATCAAGTTGGACTGCGCCCATCACGACGATGAGGTCACGCTCCGCATCCGCGACTGGAAGACCGGCAAGTTCCGGCCTGAGCTCAATGAAGAGTACATGGAGCAGCTGGAGCTCTACGCGCTGGCAGCCCTGTTGCTTCATGAGCACATCGAGCGCGTCATCCCCGAGCTGGACTACCTCGACCAGGGTATCACCTACCCCGAGGCCGGCAAGGAGCTCGTGTTCACCCGCGCTGACATCCCGCGTCTGAAGAAGCTGTGGGAAAAGCGTGTCAAGGCGATGATGAATGATACCACCTTCGCCCCTCGTCCCAATGACAAATGTCGTTGGTGTTTCTTCGGCCAGTCTGGCAAAGCCAAGGGTGGTCCTGGTTCGTGTAAGTACTAAGGAGAAGTGAGAATGAAAAACGTAATGATTGACCTTGAGACCGTGGGCCGTCGTGCTGGCTGCGGAATTCTGTCCATCGGCGCAGTGGCCTTCGACCCTGCAACCGGCGAGCTGGGACCTGAGCACTACACGGTCGTCAAGCTGGCCAGCTGCGAGAAGTTCGAGCTCCACTCGGATCCGGACACGTTGGCTTGGTGGGAGAAGCAGAACCCCGAAGCTCAGAAGGTCCTGAAGCAGGCGCGTGCCGCTCGTGGCAACAAGACCCTGGACAAGGCGCTGCTGGAGTTCAACAAGTACCTCGCCCAGTTCGGTCCCAAGGCCGTGCGCGTCTGGGGCAACGGCTCGGACTTCGACAACGCGATCCTCATCAACTGCTACGCAGCCACTGAGCTCACGGCTGGTTGGGACTTCTGGAACAACCGCTGCTTCCGCACGCTGAAGAACCTGGCGCCGCAGATCAAGGTCGATCGGGCTGGTGTCTACCACAATGCTCTCGATGATGCCAAGACCCAAGCGCTTCACGCCCTGAAGATCTTCAAGCATCTGAAAGGTGGGAAGTAAATGTCGAACCTGGACGATAAAACATTGGAGATGGCCGAGCGCCTCGCCAACAGTGTTGTCGAAGAACGAGTCCAGGCCGCGAGAACTCGCCAGTGTGACAAGGTCGAGTTCCGTGGTTGGGACGGGGAGACCTGCTTCGGCTGCGGCGAGGATATGCCTGAGGAGCGGATCGAGATGGGCCGTGTCAGGTGCGTGCCTTGCCAGTCCAAGGCTGAGCGCTTGGGACGAGGCTGATGGCTGGCCCAGAAGCCAAGATCGAGAGGACAGTGTGCGCACGGGCCTACAACGAGTACGGAGTGAAGAACATCAAGCTCCATGCCAACGGGTGGCCCGATCGCATGTTCATCATTCCAGGCGGGCGTCCTCTGCTGATTGAATTCAAAGCGCCTGGCCAAGAACCAAGACCCCTACAACTTCACATCCATGACTGGCTGCGAAAACTGAATTATGAGGTAGAAGTCCATGACGACATCGAACGAGCTCTTCAAGCAATCACCCGTGCCCTGGCAGCCGCACTCATACCAAAAGAAGGCGATCAAGTTCCTGCTGGAGCACGCGTGCGCCGCTCTGTTCCTCGATCCAGGGCTGGGTAAGACCTCCATCACGCTGGCCGCCATCAAGATCCTCAAGGCCCGCAAGCTCGTCGACAAGGTCCTGCTGATCGCCCCATTGCGGGTGTGCTACAGCGTGTGGCCGCGCGAGGTACAGAAGTGGGAAGACTTCACTGGCCTGAAGATCGAGCTGCTGCACGGCCCAGACAAGGATGAGGCACTCCAGCGCGAGGCCGACATCTACCTGATCAACCCCGAAGGTCTGGACTGGCTCACTCAGGTCCAGAAGACGAAGACCGTCTCAGCTCGCACTGGCAAGCCGTCAACGAAGCTCGACATCGACATCCGCCGCTGGAAGAAGCTCGGGTTCGACATGCTGGTCGTCGATGAGCTGACCAAGTTCAAGAACCAAGGCGCTGGTCGCTGGAAGCTGCTCAAGCTAGTCCTCAAGACCTTCAAGCGTCGCTGGGGCCTGACCGGCTCGCCGGCGTCGAACGGTCTGCTCGACCTCTTCGGCCAGTGCTACGTTCTTGACGAAGGCCGGTCGCTGGGCCAGTTCATCACCCACTACCGGATGAAGTACTTCCTACCCTCGCACGATGGCTTTAGCTGGGTCGTTCGTGAGGGCGCTGACCAGGAGATTTACGAGCGGTTGTCCCCATTGGCATTGCGCATGGCAGCTGAGGACTATCTCGAGATGCCTGTCGTCATCGAGAACAACATCATGGTGGACCTGCCCGACAGCGTTCGCGAGTTCTACGACGCCATGGAAGAGGACCTGATCGCGGCGCTCAATGACAATGTCGTCACTGCCGCCACTGCAGCTGTGGCCTCAGGCAAGTGCCGTCAGATCGCCAACGGTGGCATCTACCTCACGCCTGACCTGGAGATTACCGGCTTCAAGATCCCCAAGCAGAAGCGCGAGTGGCTGAACCTCCACACCGAGAAGGTAGATGCGCTGGCTGACCTCATTGAGGAGCTGCAGGGCTCTCCGCTGCTGGTGGCCTACGACTTCGGCCATGACCTCGACCGGCTCAAGGAGAAGTTCGGCGACGACGTTCCCTACATCGGTGGTGGTGTGACGCCTAAACGATCGGCCGAGCTCGAGCGGCTCTGGAACGAGGGCAAGCTGCCGTATCTGTTTGGCCACCCACAGTCGATCGCCCACGGCCTGAACCTGCAGGAGATGGGGAATCATGTGGCATGGCACTCGCTGACCTGGGACTTCGAGCTCTACGACCAGTTCATCCGCCGAGTGCGCCGTCAGGGCAACAAGTCCAAGCGTGTGTTCGTCCATCACATCATGGCCCGCGACACGATTGACCGGTACATCCTCAACGCGCTGAAGTCCAAGAACAAGGGTCAGCAGGCTCTGTTCAACGGCCTGAAGGAACTGGCCAAGACGAGGCGCCGCAAATAAATTCAACCATGTGTTTACAGGTCAGGTTGTTAGTGCTACAATCTGACCTAATCATGCTGAGGACCAATCTGTGAAAATCAAAGCCTACTTCAAGGCTGGCGGCTGCCAGACCTTCCTCGTTCCCGAGGACATCCTCGCCGTCGACTTCCAAACAATGGCTGAAGCTGTTGGCGGTCGCATCTCCAAAGTGGAATTCCTCTGATGGATCCGCGTGCCTATGGCTGGCTCAAGTGCTTTGGGTTCCGTCAGAATCCACGCTCTTACGACCAGCATGAGCTGCTCGGCCATGTCGCTCTCGTCACTGAGGTCGGCAAGGGCTTTGTCCGTCTTGTCACCCACAACCTGTACCGTGTCGAAGTCCTCGAGCTAATGCCCGCGGACTTTTTTCGTTTGTTCACTCCTGATCCGTATCTCACGCCGGTTGCTGCCGCCAAGGAGTTGCGTCAATGCTTCTCCATGATGACCCCAGTGCCGCCGGCTGCCGAGCTGATCGCCCAGATTCTTAACCACCCGCCAATGCTAGAGGAGCTTGTTGTGAGAAAACAACCTACATCAAAGCAGGCACGCGAGCTCCAATCAACGGCTCGCGCCTGCGCTGACTTCAACCGTCGCACCTGCCTGGAACTGTTCCGCGACGATGATCATGTCCACCATATCCCGCTGAGTGTCGATGACGGCCTGATCGTCGCCAAACTCAGCCACGAAGAATTCGATCGGAAGTACAAGCCGCTCGAAAACTACCCGGCAGAAAAAGCTGCGAAGCTCTATGCCGAGTATTCCCAGCACCTCGGTGCTACCAAAGAGGCCATGCAACAGCTGGCCAAACTCTGTCCCATCCTTGATAAGGAGATTGAAATGGCAACCGCCAAGAAAGCTGCAAACGCAACCACCAAGACCGAGAAGGCCGCCACTGCGAAGGCCAACTCGAAGACTCAACCCGCCGAGAAGAAGGCTCCTGCTGCAAAGCCCGCCGCCAAGGCTGCTCCGGCCAAAGCGGCTGCCAAGCCGGCGGCGAAACCTGCTGCAAAAAAGGACGGCGAGAAGAAGCCGTCGGCCGCTCAGATGTTCCAAGACCTGATCATGGAAGGCAAGCTGACCGACGACAAGATCTTCGAGAAGGTCCAAGCGCAATTCGGCCTCGACGAGAAGAAGCGCGGCTACGTGAAGTGGTATCGCAACCACCTCAAGAAGCAAGGCGCCAACCCGCCGGAAGCGAAGTAATCTGCAACACCCGGCCTGAGCTGAGGCAGGCCGCTTTTCTACAACATTCAAGGAGCCAACCATGGTAGCCCGTAAAGAAAAATCCCGCGACGATCGCGATTATGACACCACTCAACTGCATGAGGCTGGCCATGGTCGCACGTTGCATCGCGATTACTCCGCCCACTTCTGGCGCTGGAGCTTCGCTCGTCGTTTCATCACTGCCAAGCACAACGTCCTCGAAGTCGGCTGCGGCGAAGACAAGCCGCTCAGCAAGATCTTGACTGGTGGCGCAGCTGCTCACGTCAACCACTACACTGGCGTGGACCTCAACAAGCTGAAGCCGTCGGCCTCTCAGCGTCTGACCTTCCACGGCGAGTTCAATTTCGTGGAGCGCTACAAGGAGCTGCTCAAGGTTCGTCCCGAGGGCTTCGACGTCGTCGTCAACTACGAAGTCATTGAGCACATGAAGATCGAGCACGGTGCCAAGCTGCTGAAAGCCATGCTGGCCAGCCTGAAGCCCGGCGGCGTCTTGCTGCTCTCCACACCTGTCTACGATGGCGTGCGTCACGCGGCCAACCACATCCACGAGTATACGGTGCCTGAGCTTCAGAAGGCGATCGAGAAAGCTGGCTTCGTCGTCGAGCGTCGCTTCGGCACGTTCATGGACATCAAGCACATCGGCAAGGCCGACCTGGGCGATGCCAAGCTGAACGACGCCATCAAGGTGCTTCGCGCCAAGCTGGGCGAGTACTTCGACAACGACGCCATCAGCAACCTCTTTGGTCCGCTGTACCCTGATCATGCCCGCAACAACCTGTGGGTCTGCCGCAAAGCAGCTGACGGCAAGCCGGTCAAGCCCGCGGCCCGCAAGACGAAAGGAGCGCCGTTCTGATGATTGGAAATGTCGCTGAGTTCCACGAGAAGTTCGGCCTGCCTTTGGGCAAGGACGATCAGCTCACCCATAACCTGGACGCCACCGTCTTCCGCCTGAAGTTCCTGCAGGAGGAGCTCGATGAGCTGGAAGAAGCTCTGGGTGACGGTGACCGTGTCAAGGCCTTCGACGCGCTGCTGGATCTGGCCTACGTGACCTATGGCACGGCGCTTTTCCTGGGCGTCGATCCGTCCCAGTGGCACGCTGGCATGCACGCCGTCCACTCCTGCAACATGGCCAAGGTCCGCGTGGCCAAGGCTGAGGACTCGAAGCGCGGCAGCGTCTACGACGTCAAGAAGCCTGAAGGCTGGGTTGGTCCTGAGGTTCGCCTGGAGGAGATTCTGTCATGGCCCAAGTGAGCAAGAAGCTGACCATCTTCGAAGGTCCTGACGGTGGTGGCAAGTCCACTGCCGGTCAGGCCTTCGCTGAAGCCACCGGCGCCAAGTACGTCCACTTCTCCGCCCTCCCCCGAGTGGGGAAGAGTCTGGGCCGAGTCTATGTTGAAGCCATGCTGCCTGCACTACTAGGCTATCAAGACGTCGTCTTCGATCGCTGCTGGCTGAGCGAGATGCCTTACGGCATCGCCTTCCGCGAGGGCCGGGACCGCTTGACCCACGCCAGCCGACGGATGCTTGAGCGCTTGGCCATGCGTTGCGGTGCTGTGGTCGTGCGCTGCCAACCAGGCTGGGAAGCAGTGCGGCTGTCGTACATGGCGCGCAAGCACCTCGAGATGCTGGACAACGAGGATCAGCTGCGGATGGTCTACGACCTCTATGCGGACCAGGTCACTGATCTGCCTGAGCTCGTCTACGACTACACCCAGGTCGATGACCTGTTCAGTATCGCCAAGCTGGCTCTGGACGTCGATCAGCTGCGCTTCCCGCAACACCCACTGGAGCTGGCCTCGGCTGGCAACTGGGATGCGCGGGTCGTGCTGATTGGCGAGGCGTTCGCTGAGCGCAAGGACAACGACGCCTGGTATCAGTGGCCTTTCGCCTCGTTCAGTGGCGAGGGCTGCAGCCAGTGGCTGACCGACCAGCTAGACGCCGTTGACGTGGGCGAGGATCAGGTGCTGTGGTTGAACGCCGATCAGGACCTGTCCGTGCTCCATGACCTCAATCCCGAGCGCGTCGTGGCTCTGGGCAACAAGGCCTACGAGCAGCTGTACCGGCTGAAAATCACGGCGGCCACCGTGCCCCATCCCCAAGCGTTCAAGCGTTTCAATGCCAAGCAGCGTTACCCGCTGCTGGATCTGATCTAGGAGGATCAAATGGACTTTTCACGAATCTGGCTTCAAGCCCTCAACGACATCTTGACCAATGGCGACTGCGTGGCGCCACGCGGCAAGATGACCCGCGAGATTCCCCAACGTACCATCGTGGTGGACATGCGTAAGCCTGTGCTCCGCGTGCCTGATCGCAGTCTGAGTTTCAAGTTCATGGTGGCCGAGGCGTTCTGGATCCTGTCTGGCGATGACCGTGTGGAGACGATCGCGCCGTACAACAGTCGCATCGCCGACTTCTCCGACGACGGTGAACGCTTCTTCGGCGCCTACGGCCCCAAGATCGTGGCTCAGCTGCCATACATCATCGAGAAGCTGCAGGCCGACGAGGACAGCCGCCAAGCTGGTCTGACCATCTGGCGTGAATGCCCGCCTCAGACCAAGGACGTGCCCTGCACGGTGGCCATCTTCTTCAACATCCGCCAGGGCAAGCTGAACTGCCACGTCTTCATGCGCTCCTCGGATGCGTGGTTGGGCGTGCCGTACGACGTCTTCAACTTCAGCATGCTCAGCCACCTCGTGTGCGGGCTGCTGAACGAGCACCGTCTGACTGCCGACGCCGTGGCGCCTGGTCAGCTGTTCCTGACGGCGGCCAGCAGCCACCTGTATGAGAGCAACTGGGACGATGCCAAGCTGTGCCTCGGCAGCCAGGTGCTCGAGCAGCCTGATACACCGAAGCTGCTCTGGAACGACCCGCAGTTCCTGATGACGGAGCTCAAGGCCTTGCGTGACAGCCGGCCAGGTGACACCAGCCGCTGGTGGGAGGTGTAACATGCGACCCAGCCGCGACGAATGGGCTCTGAAGCTAGCCCTGTTGACTGCACAACGGACAACCTGCTGCCGCCGAGCGGTGGGCTGCGTGCTGCTGAACGCGCGGGGCCACGTGTTGGCCACGGGCTACAACGGCGTCGCGGCTGGGCAGCCTCACTGCAACGATGTGGATGACGTGGGCTTCGGTCCTGTTATCCACCCCCACGCCTGCTCAGGCGCTGCGTCACCGAGTGGGACGAACCTTGACGGCTGTCAGGCGATCCACGCTGAGCAGAATGCCCTGCTCCAGTGCCGGGACGTCTACAGCATCCACACATGCTACGTCACAGCCAGCCCGTGCGTTACCTGCACGAAGCTGCTGCTCAACACGAGCTGCGAGCGGATCGTCTTTGTGGAGGAATACCCGCACAGCGATGCCCAGAAGCTCTGGGAGAGTGCCGGAAGGCAGTGGGAGCAGCTCCCTGGTGTGAAAATCTGAGAAGTTGACTCACAGGAACCATGCAGGAAGCTCCCGGAACAGCTTAGCCCATAGGAAGTATCAGGCTAGGTGCTTCGGATGAATCCTGCATGGTTCCTGTCATTCCCTGCGCTACTTCCTCAATCCTGCGGCGCCTTGAGCCCAGGAGTAACAGGTCTGAGCGTACTCTGCGACCCGGTCGGCGTCTGCGGCGAACTCAAGAAGAAAGTCCGAAGCCTCTGCTGAAAGTTGGCCGGAGGCGGAGGATCCTGCAGTGTCGGTGGGAGCACTAACTCCTGCTTGGGTGCCACCACAACTCGGCCGACGTCCGGGGTCGCGCAGCCCGCCAAGCTCACGAGACAGGCGACGGTTATCAGCAAGAGTGCTGTCAATCTTTTTAGCTGCATCTGCATGGGTCTTCTCCAGTTGGTTGTTGAGTTGAGTTGCCTTGCGCTCGGCGGCGAGGACCTTGTCCGTCTCGGCCTGCAAGATCTTGCCGGCTTCGACCTTCTGGTCAGCGACTGCCTTGCCCCACTTCGCGTCCTTGTACTCGGCCGTCAGATACCACGAGCCAAGCGCTCCGACCAGCAGGCCGATGGCCAGCGCAATGAGGGCCGTCTTGATGTCAGGAAGCATCTTTGGTCTCCTTCTTCAGGCCGAGAGCAACGCCGACGCCGGCGAACAGTGCGCCAGTGCCAATGCCGAAGGTCTGCATGTCGAACGGTTGGCCTTTGATCACGGCGTAGATATTTAGACCGAGACCAACGACGATGGACAACATCGCCAGGTAGCGGTAGATGTCGTGGGTGCGATTGTCAGACTCGGTCAGCAGCTGACGGAAGACGTCGCGGATCATGCCAGCACCTCCTTCGCTCTGCGGTAGGCGGCGTCGCGCTCGACAAAGCCGTTGGCGTCGCCTTCCTTGATGGTCTTGCGGCCGCGGTTTACCATGTCGCAGGCACCGTCGAAGTCACCAGCGTCCGCGTACTTGTTGATGTTGTGCTCGTCCCAGAAGTCTGCCGCGCTGAGGGCAGCCCACTCAACCTCGGCCAGCTTCTCCGGGTTCAGCTCGAAGTCAGGCACGTCACGGTCAGGGAACTTGGCGCGGAGCCGGTCACGAACTCTGGCATGGTTGAAGCGGCCGGTGGTCTGTATCAGCCCATGGCCGCGGAAGCGTTTGCCATCACCTGGCTGGGTGTTTCCCAGGTCAGTGCGGCCTTCGTATCGGACCTGGGCCGGCGTGGGACCCCATAACTCGGTGGTGTAGACCAGGCTGCCAGACTCGCAGCAGACGTTGGCGAGGAACATTGCCTGCCGAGCGGTCGTGCTGATGTCGTAGAGCTCCATCGCCTCGTTGAGCGGGGCTAGGAACAAGTCAGCGCGTGGGCCGGCGCGGAGCATGATCTTCTTCAGTTGTTCAAGTGTTACCACTTCCTTCTCCTTAGTTAGGTCACTCTGGACACCGCCGCACGTAGGAGGTCAGGCCGTGCTGCCCGCGAGGAGGTACAGGCAGGCGGGCCAGAGTGATTCAGTCAGTCGCCCTTCGGCAACAATCCGTCAAGCTTCCTCTCGATGGCCCGCTCAATCGCAAACAGGAACCGAGTGGCCATGTGACCAGTCACCCCTGCTGCGGCTGCACACAAGCCGACCGGTTGATTCCAAGCTTCGAGGGCCATGAAGACTGCCAGTCCAACGAAGCCGCTTGTGAAAATCTCGCCGAGCAGCTCGACAACGTTGAATGCGCGAATATGTCCGCGCTTGACTTTGGCGTACCAGTTCACGATACCACCTCCGAAGGCCATTCCAAGGGCGAGCAGCCAGGTTGCAAGCCCCCAGGTTGTTGGATCTTTCTCAGGCATCACATTATTCCTATTATTTGATGATGGTTACAGGGAAGTCGAGCATCCACAGGTGCTGAGGTACGAGACGCCGAAGCACCTCGGACCGGTAAGGCGCGAAGCCGCCTTCCTTCAGAGCCCTGGCTGCGAACTCCGAACAGAACCACTTGTCGTCCTCCTCCCAATCTCGATGCAGCCCGATGCCAGCTACTCCCAGCCAGTCATAGGGCTTTCCCACTTGAGTCGTTGCCCACGCCAAGGCCTGATCGTCGTTGCAAGGCAGGTGCATGATGGCCGCAGCCGACGCGAGGCTCAGTCGTTCCTCTTGCGAGTAGTACTGAACGCCGTGAGGCGCAGCGGCAGCAAGCAGCCTACCGTCCGGGAGGATCAGGTCGACGTGCGACCAGTCCGACCACGTCGCCACCCTGATGAGCCAGCTGCCCGGGTGGACCCTCTTGCTAAACAGGATGGAGACCATGATCGCTCCTTAGACCAGCAGGGTGTCGGCGTAGACCTGCGGCCAACCGGCCGAGAAGTCATACTCGAACGGATTCGAAGACGCCTCCATCGCAGCCTTGTGGGTCTCAGCAGCAGCATGGGCGGAGAAGTCCAGGATGGCGTCAGCTGCAAAGAGGTCGTTGGCCATCTTGCAGGTCACGGACACCAGGTCACCGCTCATGGTCTTCCACTTGATGACCTTACCGTCGGCAGGGTTCTTCAGCGTGGTCGTGTCAGTGCCGCCGGCCGCGATGGTGGCATCAGCCAGGCGAAGGAGACCGAGATGCTGGATGCGAGACTCAGCGTCGGTATGGTACCACTTGGTCCCGACCTTCACGCCGCCGGTCTTAGTAGCGTCGCGCTTGGCCTTGATGGCATTCCACACAGGCTCGGTGGTCTGCTCGACCGGGCGTGGGGTGGCGGTGTAGGTGCCATCCTCGTTCTCCGTGGCGTAGAACAGGCGATCGTCAGGGCGTACAGGATCCGGTTCCTCAGTGATGCTGAGCTCGGCGCGAAGTTCAGGCGATGACTTCAGACTACCAGACGGGTACGTGATGGCGGCGTCTCCTTCGCCGACCACCAGGTCGACCTCAAGACTGATTTTCTTTCCATTGAGTTTGAACATGATTGACTCTCCTTTGATTAACGTGCGTTGGCGTAGCGGAATGGGAAGGCGTTGATGGAAAATCCGACGTAAACACCTCCAGTTGCATTTTGGTCAGGGCCAGTTCTTCTGTTCTTTATCCCATTCGAGACAAAGTCATAAGTGGCTGTGAAAGCGGCTTCGGCATTGTTCAAATACCAATACAACGGAGACCCAGATGGGTTACCCACATCTCTTACGGCATCATAATTGTACCAACCTCCTGCCGCATCAGTACGCTTCTGCATGATGAACAGTGGCGTGCCAGAACCAGCTGAGAAGGTACCGTCTGCCGCGCCATTGCCAGTGTACTTGAATAGTTTCAGGAAGCCGTCGACCTCGGCCAGAGTTAGCCAGCGGTATGTGCCAGAGGCCAGTGCTGCGGCAACAGTAAATCCAGAAGTCGTCACAGCACTAATTGTCGCATCAACGGTCTCCAGTGTAGTTTGCTCAAGGTACATCAGTTTGCCGGCAGTGCAATCTGGGTGGTAAACGACCCAGGATCCAGTGGCTTCGTTCTTGAGGAAGATCATCTTCCGGCTGCTAGCGAGGCCATCTGTCACCACATCAGCTACACCATTGACATGAGTCAAGCGACCAGTAGCCACCCCATTTTGCGCAGAGACCTTTAGTGAATACCCGACATACGACGACCCACCAAAGGCAGGAATGGCGGCCTTCGCAGCGGTACTTGACGAATCAAGGTAGTTAGCTGGATCATCAGAGAACATCCAACGCCAACCTTCGGCAGAGTCGCGCCTCTTAACAATTCGAACATAGTCGGCCCAGGATTCTGCCGTCGACAGTGCCGAAAGTATATTGGCGCCCGTATTAAGGACTGCGGCAACGGCCAGACTGGCCTTCATCACAGGGTATTTGACAGGCAGATTTTTAGTGCTCTGTGTCTTATAGCCTATTGGAGGTGTGTATGCAAATGGCTGCTGTCCAAAGTTGATGGAAACAGGGTTTGTCGGGTCGTAGCACCCAAGCAGTGGGAAGAAGCTTGAGGTCAGCCCAGTCCAGGTAGGATTCACACCAGTCACTGGGTTACCAGTGGTGTTGCTCGCATTGTCGTACCAGACGTTGTTACGACCAAACCATCCCTTACCTGAGACAGTGTCAACTGCAATCTGATAGACGTCGGTGGAGACCACGGCAGACAGGTTGTACAGCAGTGACGCCCCATTGTAAACTGAGACATACGTGGAGTCACCATAGATACCGCGGTATGAGACCTGAGGCGCAATGGTCGTGACATCTTGTGCTTCAGTCGCTACGCCAAGCGAGATGCGCTGATTATTTACGGCTGGTCGACCCTCGAAGTAAATCAGGCTGTTTGGGATGAGTGGCATTGTCCCAAGCGCACCCTTATGGGTGCCTGCGCCAATCAGAGCAAGGTTGCCATTGACCGGGGCAATGCCAGCCTTGAGTGGGTTTAGTGTGCAGAAGTTGTCCGTTGGCGTATCCAACATCGAGTCGTAAGTTGTACCTGCTGTCAGGCTGATGTTGTTGGCCACCCAGTTGTTGCCTTTGCTTGATGCGTCGGCAACAATGGTAGTCGTGTTGGTATTATCATCAAACGGAAGGAAGAATGACGTCACCCCACCGGCGTCGACAACGGCTTTCACAGAAGCCTTTCCTTTTGGGCGCCATTCGCCAGTTCTTGAGTTGACTTGCCCGAACGATGTAGGGGCAAGCGATTGCCCATCAACAAACGCCATGAAAGAATTGTTGCCGTCAAAGTTTTGACCTCCAGCAGTGCCTCGCCCTATGATGTGCCCAAATGGGGCATTGAAATACATGTCCGAGTTCTGTGCAGGATAGGTTGCAGTGGTGAATGATGTAACCTGATCCCCGTTACAGTAAAGCCTTACTCTGTTTGCCGCTACAACTTGCGTTGTGTCAATGCGTACATGCAGATTGGGAGATGCCCCAAAATCTCTGAGGACTCTAGCCGTCACTAGATCGCAAAGGATCGACCCACCGACAGCCCAATAAATTCTCAGACTATCGTTCGTCTTAAAAATCCCAAAGTGGTTTGTCCCAAGATCATAGTTTTCAATAAGAACTTCGCTGGCGGCCGGGATAGATCGGCAGAACTTTGGCCACCAATTCAGAGTCCATGTTTTTCTGTTCCCACCAGCTGCAAATGTCCTTGACAATGAAGCATTTGCAGCAGCTCGAAACCTCAGCGACCGCTCGATCTTCCCGAGTTCATCCAATGGGTCGCCTTGACCCCACATCAGCGGGGAAGGGCTGCCTGGGGTAGTCATTTGCTGTCTCCTTGTTGGCCGATCCAGACTCGGTTGGCCGACTCAACATAGTAAGGAAGAAGGTCGACGGCACCAGCTACTGCAGTGAGGGTCGGAAACGAGCCGGAAGCAGCCTTCCAGTAAGCACCGTAGGCAATCGTGTAGGGCAAGGCGCCGTTCACGACGCGCAGCACACCAGACTGGCCGATAGGCATGGAGCTTGGGTTGGCCAGCGTGATGTTGCCAGTCAGAGTACCTTCCCAGTTGTTCGACGCGGTTAGGTCCAGGGTCACGGCACCAGTGGTGGCCGGCAGAGCGGTGACTGCGCCGACCTGACCCTTGGTGAAGGTGTTGACTGAACCAGTTCTGGCGAAGCCAGTTGCACCAGCGACTAAGACGAAGGTCAGACCAGTTACGCCGATCGTGATGGCACCGTCAGTGGAGAGCATCCACACACTGTCAGCACTCGTGCCTTCAGCCACTGCGATGGTCGAGCCAGACTTCAGCTCAGTGCCAGAGTCTGCGTCCGTGGCACGGGTAGCAGCGACCGCCGCGCCGTTCCAGATGTAGATGCCGCGACTGGCTGCTGTACCGTGGTCCTTCTCCAGGAACCGGTCACCAGCTACCATGGCCACGCCGTCGATGGCAACACCAGGCGAGGCAAGGTTGACAGCTGAGCTCGAAGCCACGCGGACCTGGAACTGAGTTGCCTTGCCAGCGAGCAGAGCATCCAGCTCAGTGGACGAGTAACCCCAGCGCTCCCACCAGAGCGGCGAGCTCGATGGGGTGTGGTTCAGGTTGGTGTCCTGGATGGACCGATACGTCTTGCCGTCGTCGCCGATGACGCGGTCACCGGTCATGTAGGTCTCGTCGTTTCCGTAGTCAGGCATGCCGCGACGCGTGAAGTAGCGGACGCCGTTCATCAAGAAGTTGAGCAACCAGTTCCAGCGCTGGCGAGCAGGCGGAGTGTTGGTTAGCGGCCAACCAGTCTGAACTTCAGGATTGGTCGGTTGAACTTTATCGCCGGCCTCAGCCCAGACGGGAAGGACGGATGGTTTCGTAAGTGACATGTTAGAACTCCTCTGCTAGTAATCCGCCAATCGACGGTTGACCTTCTTCACCAAACGACAAGGCGCCAGGCTGCCCGTCGAACCCAAAATAATGATCTGCTGGGAACATCGCCTGCCACTTGATCTTCACCCCAGCGGGGCGTGGCAGGATGTCCAAGTCTTGCACAATTGTCTGCTCTTGGAACGTGAGCATCCGACCGATTGCTATACCGATTGCCATGCCGCCAAGATCTTCGACGATCGATATTGGCGCGTTGAACAGGTACGACAGACCCTTGAGGATGTCCTCACAAGTCCCGTGCGCATGGTTCTTCACGATCTTGGCACGGATCAAGAGACGATACTCAGGATCGGCCAGCACACTCGTGGCAGTGTCAGGCTCGAGCTCATCGCGGAAGCGCGAGCCGATGCCGAGCACGCCCTCTTCGCCGAATACGTCGCCGCCAGGCTGTCCCTCAAAGCCAAAGAACTTCACGGCGATGGAGCTCGGCAGGATGCGGTTGATCCCGACAATCTCGCCGATCACATCGAGGTTCACCCCCTCAGCGACGTCGATGTCGGTCTGGGCGGCGACCTGCTGCAGCACGGTCTCGAGCTCGGCGGACGAGTCGAGCAGCGCGCGGATGTAGGCCAGGAACTTCTGGCTCTCTGTGTACTGAGTGGCGACGCGGCTGCGACCCAGTGTCTGATGGTCTAGGACGGTCGAGCTCATGATACGTTCACCACGATGCGGGCGGTGTCAAAGACCGCGAGACCGTCGAAGGGGACAGCGATGTTCGCGGAACCCGTGGGCCCGGCCGACGTTCCGATGTACAGGCTGTCAACCGAATGCCCCGGGACCGAGTTTACTGCATCAAACAACCGCGACTGGATCACCTCCTCTCCGATAGATTGATTGGCCAACGCCCAGGCCACGAGCGCTGCTTTGATGCGGGTCACGCCGTCAGTGGGCCAGCCGCTCTTCGAGTGCAGGTTCACTGTCACGTAGACGTTGACCGGGCCAGGGCGGCTGAACTTGACGGTGTGCGGATTACCCATGCTGTCGGTCACCGTGCCGCTGGTAGTGCCGACGAGCGTGCAGCCGGCGGACTTCTTCAACCAGATGACGTCGAGGATGTCCTGCACCGTGCCACCGTTGACCACACAGTACATTGAGTGCGGTGGCAGGCTGTTGGCGTCGGTCGTATCGTCAGGGTTCTCGAGGACCAAGGCCTGGATGACGTCAGGGATGTTCGACAACGCGCCGTAGACGGAGTCCACGATCGACTGGCCAGATGTCGAGGTGGAAGCCTTGCGACGCAGGCGCAGCTGCTCGTCGGTCTCCTCGTCGCGACCAGGCACGGCGTCGATGGTGTTGGTGGCAGTCTGCCAGCCGTAGAGCGGCGTGTCGATCTTGGTGAGGGTCCCAGCCGGAGCGAGCACCGCGCCCTTCACGCTGGCCTGAGCCGCAACGTCCACCTGACCCGTGCCGTCGATCGTCGCGTCGACGAGGGTGGCGAAGGTGGCGTTGGTCGAGGTGCTCTTGACGAGGCTGCCGGCTGGGATGACTGTTCCTTCTGAGCCAACGCAGTGGATGGTGGCCGTGCTGTAGGTGCCCTCGATCCGGCGGATGCCGTTGAGCTGCACCAGGCGGCTGAGTGCCACACCAGTTGCTGACTGCGGGTTGAAGGAATGGTAGACGTCCTCAGCCAGCTGGTCGAGGTTGCTCTGCGACTCGGCGAAGATGCCGAGCGTCTGGCCGTCGATGCTGTCCGGGTCGAGGTTGATGTCGGTGCCGAAGATGGCCTGGACCGCGACTTGCAATGCGGCCAAGCGCTCATCGAGCCGGCTCCGGGTGAAGCCCTGAGAAGTGAGCTGGGTCATTTGGTCACCTTGATGTTGGACGTGGTGCCATACACGTTAGCCACAGTCGCGTTGACGGTAAGCCGACGGGTGTTGCGATCCAGCGTCATGTTGAAAGAACGGATTTCGAGCACGCCCTCTGTCTCGAGAATGGTTTGCTTGATGACGGCCTCCGCCAGCGGCATATTGGCCGGCTTGATCGTCACGTCCTGCAGGTACGGCACACCAGCCTCGGTGTCGAGGAACCACTCGCTGAAGAGCAGAAGAAGCCTGGTCTGAACGCGCTGAGCAACGCTCTCTGCCTCATTGGCCATATCCGCCACGCCATGGCCGAAGCTCATGTCGTGGTTGCTGTCAAGTCGTCGTACTATCATTGCACCACTCCTGAAATATCGCCGCCAGCAACGACACCTAGATGCTTGTGAGTCTCATCGATGCGGTGACCGTTGGCACTGACCTGGCCAGTAAAGTCGATCACCCCAGTGACACTAGTTGCGCTGCCCGTACCGTTATCGCCACTCACTGCCAAGCCGTTCTGAATGGTGGTGGTACCAGTGATGGTAGTCTGCGGCACGTTCATCTGAGCTGTCGGGCCGTTCACCTCGAAACCGCCTGGGCAGTTGATGGTGAACTTGCCATCGGCCGAGAGGATGGTGCTGCCGACAGGGTTGAGGTTCGTGATGGTACCATCAGGCTTAATCTGGACGTGGGTCGTGCCCTCGCGGTTACGCAGTTCCGTGTCCGTCGCGTTGAATGCAGGGATCTTCCTTGGCTGACTGTTGATGCCGACAGTGGCCATTGCGTCAGACAGGTCGTGAAGACGATACTCGGCCGGGGCCTGAGTGCTGCCTGAAGCATACCAGTTGTCGATGGCGCGCTCGCTGAAGTGCAGCATACACTCGTCGCCGGCCTTGACAGGGAATGTCAGGAAGAAGTCGCCACCGCCTGGGAACTGAACAGGCACGTCGACGCAGACAGGCAGGTTGACGGCGCCTTTCTCCGTGAAGATCCGCTTGATGGCCGGCTGAACCACGGCTGTCTGCTTCACTGGGTCGAATGAGACGACGATACCAGGCAGACAGGTGTGCAGGTCCTTGAGGCGACCCTCGATCTGAGCAGATGCAGCTTCCTCAGCCGACGACGCTTGCTGGGCGTCGCGCTGAAGCTTGCTGATTTGGTTACCGTCTGCCATTACTTGCTCCCCGATTTCGGAATGGGTTGGTCAAGCCCGATGCATTCAATCTCACTGACCCAGTCTTGACCGCGGTTGTCGCCCTTGTGTGTGAGCTTCAGTACTTTGTACACTCCGTCAGGATCAAGACGAACGAGCTCGGCGTTCTCACGACCTAGCGGAGCATTGGTCTCCTGCTTCTCGCGCTTGGTGGCAAGGGCCTGAGCTTTCACGCGCTTGGCCTTGATGCCATTGTTGTCCAGCATGATGGCACCGTTGACCTTCAGCATCGGGTTCATCAGGCACTTTACGGCAATGCCCTTGTCATTGATTTCAGGCGCGCCAAGCATGCCGGTATCGGCACGAATCACGATGGCCTCGCCCGGCAGCACGCTGTTGGCCCCGACGATGGTCAGCTGGCCGTCTTGGATAGACCAGTTAGCGCCAGTTTCGCGGGCCACGTCATGGAGCACGTCTCGAGTGTTGCCGCTGATAACCTTGCCACGGATGCGAGCGCGCTCAGTCACCTGCACGGTGCCCTTGGTCGTACCGCCAGTGCCCTTGAAGGTACCAACGGCGCGATCGACCAGTTGCGAGGTTGTCGTGCCAGCGGCCAGTGTCTCGTTCATCACAGCCTTGCGGAAGTCCTTATCACCGTCGCCCGCTTCGATTTCCGTGATGTAGTCGTTGCCTTCACGGTAGCGATAGACGTGCTTGATGTTGCCACGGAAAACGAGCTGCATGGCGCCTTCATAACCAGCATTGAGAAGCATCTCGTCGAACTCATTCTTGATCTTGGCCTCATTGTCAGGATGGAGGTTGTAGATCTTGATGACCGCAACATTGGGTGCGGACTCGACCGTCTTAGCCACCTCAAATTGGACGCGAAGGTTCTCGACGAGAAGGCCAGTGCCTTTCTTGCCGATGACGACCTGAACCTTGCGCTTCCACTGGCGGACGGAGTCGCTCACGGCAGCACCTCATCTTCGCTGAACCAGTACACCTTGACGCGACCACCGAGGTCGTCAGGACCAGCCTCGACGCCTCGGCCTGAGGTATCAACCGTCAAGAACCGGCCAATGCCGAAGTTGTACGGCTCCATCAGGTCTTGCCCGAGGACGAGCGGCATGGACAGGACGATCGGATCCTGCGTGAGGAAGTCCGAGAGGTCCATGGTCCAGACGCCAGAGCGGTCGTTGTACTTGACCTCGATCTGATATTTCACGTCGCCCAGCTGCGTGACCATGGTCTGAGCACCATCGCTAGAGAAGGGAAGCTCAACGATCATCTCACTTACCTCCTGTGACGGCGGTCTTCAACTTGGCCGCGAGTGATTGCTTCTTCGGGCCGGTCTGCTCCGTGCCCTGCTGCTCGCCCTTGTCCTTCTTCGCACCGGCTTGGCGCTTGGTGGCACCAGGCTTGCGAGGCGGATACTTGACGACCTGGGTGTAGACAATCAGCACCTCGCGGATGTCCGCAGTGAACACCAGGGCGCCAGACGTGTCCTTGTCTTGGCTAGTACGTACGCTGGTACAAATCATGTTCTTGTAGAGCTTCAGGCCGGTCTGCACGTCAAACGGTTCAGCTCTGGCTTGGAGTTCGGTCAGTAGCTCAAAGGCGCGGGTGGCACGACCGGCGTCAGAGGCGAAGACGTCCGTGGTGCCAACGACCAGCGGGGTGTCACTCACGCCGGCCGACAGCGTAATCCTGCTTGGCTTCATGTAAGCATGGTCGCTCACAACGACGCCGGTCTCAACTGGGTTGTCAGTCACTTCGAGGGTCGACTCATGGGTCTCTTCGAAGACAGCATCGAACGTCAGCCCGCCCATGGATCGGATGATTGTGACTTGTTCGCTCATAGCGCCACCGCCGATTGTCCGTTGCGCACGGTCTGTTTGTTCATCTTGTCGAGCTCCTGTTTCACCGCCTGACCAGCCTTGGCAGGATCAGGGCTGCTGACTTGGATCGTGGTCCCAGTGATTTGTGTCGTCTGGGTCACGGTCGAGGTGCTGTTCGAGGTACCGCCGGCAGAACCGATGACGCCGCCAGTGGAGTTCAGCGAGTTGTTGGCAGTAGCCGTGTCGGCTGAGGAACCACTTGCCGAGTTCACGGCGATCTTCACCTTGCTGGCGTCGTCTGTCAGGCCGAGCAGCGAGCCGACCTTGCTGATGGCGCCTGTCACCATGTCGATGAAGCCGGTCACCTTCTGCTTAGCCCAGTCAAACGCGTTGACGATCATGTCGATGCCAGTCTTGATGCCATTGAAGACGGTGGTGAACGCCTCAGCCATCCAGGTGGCCGCGTTGATGACTGTCGCAATCGCACCGACGAGGTTCTCAGCGATCCATGCGATGATAGACGCGATGATCGGGATGACTGCGGCCATGATGTAGGCCCAACCCTCGAAGACCATCTTGACCACTGGCCAAAGCAGCGAGTAGACTACCTTGACGAGCTCCCAAATGGATCCGGCAAGCTGCATCAGAGGAGGTGCGAGCGTCTCCCACTGCTGAAGCCAGAAGTCGACCATCTCACCAACGGCGCTCTCAATGGTCTTGATGACATCCAGCAGCCATGGGAACTGCTCTACCAATCCGCCGATGACTGAGTCATTGCCCTCTTTCCAGTTGATGTAGTCATCAACGAGAAGGCCGATGGCCAGAATGATGGCGCCGATGATGGCAGGGATAAGCAGCGCAGTGGCGTTGAACGTAGCCATGCGGAGCGTCAAAAACTTGATGGCGCCACCGAGCTGCATCACAAAGTCATACGTCTTGATGGCCACGAACGCGGTCAGAGCCGCGACAGCGAGGTAGGTCACTATCTTGAACTGAGTCAGCCAGTCGAAGGCAGACTTGAGTCCAGACACGAGGCGAACAACCCAATCCCACGTGAACTCAATCAGAGCCGACACGGCCTTGAGAGCTGACGTGAGGCCAGACTTGATGATCTTTTGGTTGGCGAGCAACCATGCGCGGAAGCCGTCTAGCACTGCCGTCACTTGCGGCATCAGGCCAACGGCCACCATCTTGGACAGCGCGCCAAGCATGAATTTAGTGCGGTCAAGGGAGTCAGTGAGTTCACCGGCTTTTGCGGCATCCTCAGCACTGGCTACGCCGAATGCTTGGGCCTCTTCCCTGAACTTTTGAATTTCATCCCTTCCCTTACGGAGGAGCGGGATCAGGCTACGGTCAATGCCAAGCTTCTCAGCCATGGCGATCTGCTCTTGACGAGACAGACCTTCCATCTTGTCAGCAACCTCAGTGAGCAGCTGGTCAAACGTCTTGACACTACCGTCGGCATTCTTCGCCGACATGTTGAGCTTCTCAAACGTCATCGCCCCGCGACCGATGCCGAGCACTGCTTCACCGATGGTCTTGTTTACGTTGGAGATGGATGACTTGACCGCATCAAGACTCGAACCAGTGAGCTGAGCAGCATGGCCGAATTCCTGAACCATCTCAATGGCGACGTCCTCGCGGTCGGCAAAATCACCGAGGTCATCGATCGCGCCAGCGATCTTTGTCACGAAGAGCCCAATACCGCCGGCAGCTGCAGTGAAGACAGCACCGACCTTCATCGCACTGTCGCGAAGCTCGTCGGTCTTCTTCTTCATGTCTTCGAGGCCCTGGGTATCCACTTGGAAACCCAGTGCTACGAAGAAACTCTCGATGATGTTACTTGCCGCCATGGCTATTTCCCTTTTCTGACTGCCGCGAATCGCCGTTCGTACTCGGCCTCCTCGTCCATTGCTTCATGAAAATCTGCCAGGTCGTTGATGCTGTAGGTCCCGTCCTGCAACTCCCTCAGCGTACACAGCGGAGGGTCTCTCATTACGGGCCTCATCACATACCACGTGATGTTGGCAGATTCAATCAGCTCTACTTCTTGGCTACCTTGCTTTGGACTGAAGCGAAGAGGCCTTCGGGCAAAAAATCGCTGAAGTTGAAACGGAGAGCGCCAACAAACACTTGCCAGACTTCCTTGTTGCGGCCCGCGAAGGTCGCGTTCATTTCCACGCGCTTGCCATCGCAGGAGACGTACTTGAACACTGTCTCCATGGTGGTCAGCAGCTCGTCGGCATCCATCTTCGACATGAGCAGGCCGATGGCGGTGGCGCCAGCTTGCTCAGCATCCTGCTCGGACGAGCCGGTCTTCTTGGAGTCCGTGAACGCCTTGAAGAGCGGCTCGCCGATCACCCGTGCCACTGCTACCTCGACACGAATCGCCTCGACGGGCGGGATGACACCGAACGAAAACGTCCGATCCTTAACTACCATTTGATTGTCCATGATACCTCCTCAGGTTAGGGACGGTTGTTGAATCAGCCCAGGATTGCGGCCGCTGCGGTTGCGATACCGACCAAGGCCGGGTCGCCGAGCAGCATGTCCAGGCGCTCGACCACGACGGTCCACTCCTGGTTGTTGCCCTGCGTGCCGCGGGTCAGGTCAGCCGGCTTCTTGAGGTAGCCGATCGTGCCGGTGGCCATGTCGTTCCGGTAGGTGTCCTGGAAGAGGACGTTCACCGGGACGAAGGTCTTGGCGCCACCTTCTTGCAGTGCGATCAGGCTCGCCAGGTACTTGTTGGACGAGCTGGTCTGCTGCAGCTTGAAGGTGAATTCGCCGGATTTGTCGGCCGAGAGGCTCACCATCATCGAGCCGTCGGCGCCGACCTTGTCCGAAGCGGAGTCGGTGCGGCGCGAGATGCCGATGACGTCGTCGCCGTCGGCCCAGCCCGTGATTTCAACGCCGTTGACCAGCATCACGGTGTTCTGGAAGGAATAAACTTTCATGCTCAAATCTCCTTGTTATTCGGGCTTAGCGCTCGAAGGTTACCGTGATGTCGGCGAAGTGGATCGCGCCGCCGCCCTTGATGATGGCCTGAATCGGCGGAGCCTTGCGGGCCTCACGGTCCGATTGGTTCTGCTCGGCCACCGGCTGGGCGTAGACGTAGAAGCCCTTGGACAGGTACATGCCCGACTTCATCTCGCCGAGGTCGCTGCCGTTCCAGACGCCGGGAGCCAGCAGGCCGTTGTTGACACCTTCCTGGCAGGCTTTCTCGACCTGCTGGACCAGCGATGCAACGCCCTTGTCGGTCTGCGGAACCTTCGTGGTGCGGGTGAACAGGTAGCCGAACACGTTGGTCTCGATGGCGTTCTGCAGCCAGTCCAGACCGTGGCGCTCGTCGAAGAACTTGCCGCTGGCCATCACGCCCTCAGCCAGCATTGCGCTGTCGCCGAAGTAGGTGTAGTAGTTGCAGTTCTTGAGCAGCAGGGACTGGCGCTGGGATTCCGTGATGGTAATCGGCGAGGTGCCCGGCAGCTGCTTGAACTTCAGAGTCAGCGTGCTGTTCTGCTCATTGAAGTTGACCGTGAACGCGCGAGCGAAGGCCGAGATGATCTGGTAGGGATCATTGTTGTCCCACACATAGAACGTGCGATCATACAGGTTCGACTTCATGTACGAGGCGATGTCGGTCGTCGCGGCCTGGTCGAGGACATTGCTGTCGCTGGTTGTGAAGCCGAAGATCTTGACACGAGCCTCGCCCCAAGCTGCGGCATCCTTCAGGTTCTGAGTGGTCAGTTCCTTCGTGAAGGTGAAGCCGTACCAGGACTGGTTGATGTCCTGCAGATTGTCGAGGGTCTGAGCGATCGTCTCGATGGCGGCACCAGCTGTCATGATACCCAGGTCGGCGGCGCGCGAACCGAGCAAGGAGCCGATGTCGGTCGGGGCACCAGCACCAGTCGGGGCGGTGGTGTAGTCCACGGTCGAAGTGACGCCAGTCGTGCCGGAGCGGATGATGAAGCGCGTGCCATCGAAGATGCAGGTGGTGCCAGCAGCTGCGGTGGCCAGCTTGGTCTGGATGGCCGACGCAACGGCGTTGAGGTTGGCTGCAGCCGACAGGTTGAGTGCCGTGATTTGCTTGTTCACGCCGTCGAGCTTGATGTCGAAGCCGCCGTTGGTCACCGCCTGCCAGTTGGCGATGAGCGGTTCGTAGTTGACGGAGCACAGCAGCTCGCCAGGCACTGCGACGTCGAAGCGGCGGCTGATGGCCACCTCGGTGGGGCGCGGAGACTGGCTGAAGAACACGGTCGCTGCCTTGTACTCTTCGTCGGTGGACGAGAAGTCAGCAGCCACGGAGTCCATGTCGCTGTAGAACCGGATGCGGTTGCCGACAGGCAGCTTGGTGCTGTTGCCGATGATATTGAGAAGGCCGAAACCCTTTCGAGCCGGGAACGTGGGGCTCGACAGGATATTGACCTTGACTACCTTGGAGACTGGAATGGTCATGGTGCTGTTACCTCGCTAGAAGTGGTTGAAGATGCGTCGCTGACGTCGAACTTGAAGATGCCGTAGGTCGGCAGACTCAAGGACTCCTTGGCGACTAGGTGAAACTCAAGGTCAATCTGGCCGCGTTCTTCCCAGAAAGTGTCAACGGTAGCGGTCAGATTCCTCGCCGTTGACGCTCCGACAAGACCAACCCCGAGGGATTGCATCCTGGCGATCGCACTGCTAGTTTGCAGCAGTAGTCCGAGGCGTTGCGCTTTGGTGTACGCGTCGCCGCGGAAGAATTGCACTGAGACCGTCACGGTGTATTGCACCATCACAGTCTCTTCGATGTTCAGGGACGGGGCAGCCTCGTCCTCTTGCTTATTGTTGCTCCACAGCGTGTCAACGATGCTCGTGATGAGCACGGTCGCGAACTGGTCGGTCTGCTTACCGGCCGGAGCGTTCTGGTTGGCGGGGCGCACTGAGTCAGCAGGCATACTCAGCGTCTCACGCACCAGCGTGCGGAAGATCTTGTTGATGTCGTTCAGGTCAGCCATGGACGTACCCCTGGGCGATGGCGAACCAGTAACCGTGCATCTCCCACGGCTTCGAGAAGGCCACCTTGTAATAGTCACCACGCCAGATGATGATGTCACCTTGCTGGTCGTTGCCGTTCCCCATCAGCACGTCTTGGTTGCAGTAGATGGAGATGAAGTTGCCTTGGCGCTCGCCCTCGGGCAGGAACTTGATGAGGTCATCGGCCTTGGAAGGCTGGATGACGCCGAAGCGATTCAACGTGGTGGCGGTCGTGGTGAACTCGCCCTCGTTGGCGAACGTGCCAGCAGACTGGCGCTCGACCTGGAAGGCCTGCGCGAAGTCCAGGTCACTGACCACTTCAGAGATGTCAATCATTCTCGCCTCCCACTTCGTACGACTTCGTACGAAACGCTCTGCACCATCTGGCCGGTATCGACCAGGGGCTTGGAGCTGCCCTTGCGATCCATGGTGGCCTGCTTGAGCGGGGTGAAGTCGCCACTGCGGATCTTCACTTGCACATCGCCCTTGGCCATCTCGCCGAGTTGCCCCAGCGCCTGGTCTGCCGTGAGACCGCCACGGAGGATGCTGACCAGGTTCAGCTTGTTCAGGCGCACATACTTCTGCGCGTTCTCATGCATCGACGAGCGAAGGAACGACCGCTCAGGGATGCCACGCTCAGGGGAGCCGAACTCATGGGTGGCCGCGATCATTGCGACCGGCGTCCCATCAGCCTCAGTCTTGCCCTGAGGAAAGCCCACCTTGACGACGCGCGCGCCAATGAACCTCTTCTTGAGGTCGTCAAAGACCCTCAAGTCGATGTCCTTCAGCAGGCGAGTAGTCACGGTGAACGGTTTCATACGGCGACTCCACCCATGCCGACGAGGCGGCGGAGCTGCAGGTACTTCTGGCCGTAGCTGGTGCGCATGTAGGGGTTCTCAGCCTGCTTGTTCAGCAGCATGGAGTCCTTACCTACCTGCACGTCGCCGACCTTCTTGGTCAGAGTGTCATTGGCCAACCGCCCGATCTTGCCAGCTGCGGCCGTCTGCTCATTGGCGACGACCAGCTCATGGGCGACGAGATTGGCGAGGCCGACCGAGTACAGGTCGTCCCAGCGAGCCTGGTCGAAGAGAGGATCGGCGTCGTTGATGAACAACTGCACGCGGTCATTCGTCTCAGACGAGAACTCCGGGAACCGCGTCTTGAACTCGGTCGGGGTCATGACTTACTCCTTGCCTTCCAGCTTCTTCTGGTCATCGATCGCCTTCTTCGTGGCGGTGCGCAGCCAGCCTTCTTCGAAGTAGTGGGCGACGACGGGCGAGTCCTTCTTGGCCTGGCCGATCAGTTCGCCATCGACCTCAGCCACGCCGTTGATCAGCTCATTGCGATTTTCCGGGTTCTGACGAGCGCCCGGGACGGTTGCTTGCACGACCACACCTTTGATCAGAGCGCTGATCGTGATGTCATGCTCGCGGGTATTTTCAAGTTTTGCCATTTCGACTCTCCTAAAGTGTTTGGCAGAAGGGGAGGGCCGAAGCCCTCCGCCCTCAGGTTGATGTTACAGGCCGTCCATGTAGTAGGCGGACTTCGGATAGCGCCACTCGACGCCGGAGTACTTGTACTCGCCCGGCACCTGGATGGACAGGCCGATCAGCTGCGGCGCCAAGAAGCGCAGCGGCAGCGGCACGTGCATGACCAGACGCATGTCGGACTTGACGTAACCCAGCATCCGCTTCGTGCCGCCAGCGCCACCGGTGTCGAGACCGTAGCCAGCAGTGAAGTTGATGTCGATGTTGCGCTCGACCTTGGCGATGTTGTTCTCCTTGACGTACTGGAGAATGGTCTTGTCGCTGTTGTCCGAACGCGGAGTCGAGCTGATGTAGGCGTACGGCGTCGGCGCAATCACAATGTCCGTGATCATGTCGTTGTAGGCCGTGTTGGTCCACACCAGCTGGATCAGCGCGTTGATGTCCGACAGGATCTGCGCCGGGGTCTTCGGGCCAGTCGTCCAGGCGCCGACGGGAGCGTTGCCCTGCGGCACGTTGGCGTTGTTGAACAGGCCGGTCAGACCGTCGGCGGAGGCGCCGTACAGACCAACGTCGTTCATGTGGCGGCGATAGCCGTCGATGGCAGCTGCCAGCTTGCGCTCGCTGATGGGGCGACGCAGGAAGGCGGTGCGACGGAGCTCTTCCGTGGTGTAGTCGTAGCCGATGTTGCCGTTCACGACCGGGAAGGTCTTGTCAGCGTACGCCACGTCGACCAGGTTGATGTCGCGACCCTTGCCGTTCGAGCGCTTGCCACGACCAGCGTAGTCGTAGATTTCGTAGCGGATCGAGTCGGCCCACTCACCGGCTTCGTAGCTGAGCGGAATGAGCTGCTCATACTGCATCGGCTGGTACTGACGCTCGAACAGCTGAGCTTCAGTGTAGGACAGCTGGCTGACCATGAAGGCCAGAGCTTCTTGGGCGTCGCGACCGAAAGCGCCGTCACCGATCAGCAGGCGAGCGACTTCGGGGTTGGAGCGAAGACCGTCAAATGCGTTGAAGCGACTTTCATCGACCTCAACCACACGGCCGTCACCGAGTTGGATTTTCTTGGTAGGCATAACTTGATTCTCCTATTCTTGGCTTATGGCCGTGGGTTAAACGAGGACGCTGACGATGCCCAGGGCGCCGGAGGTCGTGGTGGTTTCCCACGTGACCTTCGCGTTGCCGTTGGTGCCGTCAAGCGGGATGCGGCCAGCGCCAGTGGTCACCGCGATGGTGAACTTGTCGCCGACGATGAAGTCCGTGGAGCCGTCCGCGATGACGAACTTGATGTCGTCAGCGAAGGTGGCGCCAACAGCGACGTCGCCAAGCACGTAGCCGTCCGGGTCTTCCACGCGGAAGGTACCGCCGTTGGTCGCGGCAGTGACGCAGGTCGCGACGTAGGAGCCGGTCTTCGCGCCGGCCAGGACCGGGGTGGTTGCATCCAGCGTCATCGCACCGTTGCCAGTGCCGGCGAAGACCGGAGCAGCTGCGGTACCGACAACGTTGTTGGCGGCAGAGCCCAGGGTACCGTTGGAGCCGGTCAGAGCGACGGCAGCATCACCGCGCGAAACGTTCTCAGCCGCGATGGCGTAGACGTAGCCGTCACGGACGATCGGCACCGAGTCTTTCTGGGCGTAGTTGACGGTGCCGTCGGTGGCAGCCGGGCGGATGGCGTGGCGAGCCGAGATACCGATGACCTTGTGGGTCACGGCAGTCGGGGCCTTGCAGGTGTCGTCAGCTGCGGAACGCGCAACGGCAACGCCGAAGTCGATCGCAGTGGCTTGGTCGTTGGTCTTGGATTCGATCGTGACCGGGTTGGTATCGACGATTTGGCCAGCGTAACCGAGGTCACGGAGGCGACCACCGTAGGTGCTGAGGTCGGGCTTGGACATGGTGTCTATCTCCTAAAGTTGAAAAGGTGCTACTCGGTTACTTCTGGTTACCGCGCCAGGCGTTGGCCTGACGAGCAATCATCGCATCGCGACCCACGAGTTTCTGGGTCACGGGCTTCTCTTTGCTGCCGTCCGTGAGGGCGTCAGCCAGAGCGTCGTTGGCCTGGTGGCTGGCGTCATTCGCTTCGGTCTTCACCGAGGCAGCCAGCGCATTGAAGGTGGAGCGAATCACCTCGGCATCGGCGGTTTCCACCGTCTTGCCAGCCATCACAGCGTCGGCCACTGCCTTGGCAGTCGCATCCTTGCCGGTGAGGGCAGTGATGGCTTCGCGGCGGATGGCCAAGCAGGTCTTGCCGTCGGTCACGAGCTCGGGCACCAGACGCTTGGCGTCGCCGATGAGCTTCGCCCAGTCAGCAACCATGGCGTCGCGCGCTTCAGGCGTGATGACGTCCTTCTTGACGGTTTCGAGTTCAGCATCCTTGGCGGCGAGCGCCTCGGCGTGCTTCGTGTTTGCTTCGGCCAGGGCGGCGTCAGCCGTCTTGACATCAGCCAGGGCCTTGTCACGGGCCTGAACCAGTTTGTCGATGGCTGCCGCGGCAGTGTCGTTTACCTCGACAGGGATTCCATCGACAATGACTTTGCGTAGTGCGTCAGCCATCGTTGTTACTCCTTCATTTGGTTGAGAATCTGCAATACGGCATGCAGAGCCACATCTTGCAGCATCCACGATTGCGATGTGGTTGCCACGGATGTTTCGTTGGACGCCGTCGTACGCTTGGCCTTGGGCCGAGGTACCGGGCGTCATGTCCAGGTCGAACGTGTAGCCGTTGCTCAGCTGGTTCTTCCCGGATTGAATTGCGTCGATCGCGTCCTTGGACTTGACGATCAGGGTTGCCACCATCATCTCGCCAGAGCGGTTGACGTCGCGCGCCTCGCCCTTAGCCAGGTCAGCCCAGTTGTCAGAGGTCACCGGCTCAGACGGATGCTCGATGGTAATGGGTTTGCTCTCGAAGCTCGCCATGCTCTGAGGATTGAACACCTCTTCGGCAGGACGATGGAGGCGAATGACGCGCATCGGGTCCATGCCCTCAGCGTCAAGGCCCAGCTCGTAGGCGCGATATTGCTGCACACCGGTGCGAGCGAGCGTGCTGTTCTTGGCGACCATGTAGCCATCAGCCGTCATCTCGCGGCTGGTCAGCTCCATGTAGTCGTGGCCTTGGCAGGTCTTCATAGTCCGAGGTCCTCTTGCTGTTGGTCCAGGTTGAAATACGGGATGGCCACGCAGCGGCACTGAATGTCTTCGCCAGGGTGGCCAGTGGCAGGCGGCTTGTCCCAATCGAAGATCTGACCGTCGTTGGCAGCATGCTCTTCGCGCACGCGCTCGTCGCCTGACGTCTGCCAGATGTACTGGTCGATGCCGAGCGAGGTCTGACGCTCTTCGTTGAATGAGCCATTCATCTTGCTAGTCTGGTCTCGGGCGATGAGCTTAGCGCGTGACTCAGTGACCTCACCAACCTGCTCGATGGCCTTCGCAAGATCTTCCCAGCGGGTACCTTCCACGAAGTTGTCCATCACGGCGTCGCCCACCTTCTCAAGGTACTGAGATGGGATGGACGTGATGAGCTCGACGTTGGCCTTAGTCGCTGCCGCCATGGCTGCTTGGATCGGGCCAGACAGGGTCAGTGCACCTGAGATGTCCACGCTCACGGAGGCCTTGATCGCAGCGACCAGACCTTCGTCCACGCTCTGCAGGTTACGCTTCACAGCGAGGTCGGCTAAGCGCTTGGCGGTGTTGTCAATGCCACCCATCTGCTGGGCAACCTTGTTCAGTGACGAATCGATCGAGCGGCGTGGCAGTGCATCACCCACCATCTTGCTGTCAGACGTGGGCAGCTGGGCTTGGGACTCGACCAGCGCCTTGAGCTCAGGGAACACCAAGCTGCGGGTCAGTTGGCGCATGTGCTTGACGACCTTGAGCAGCTCAGCCTTGTACCACAACTCGTTCTTGCGAGATGGGCGCACAGGACGCAGCCGACGGCCTTGGCGCCGACGCATGGACTTACCATGTGCCTGTCCTTGGACGAAGTGGCTGAGCTTGATCATTACTTGGCTTCCTTGCCCGTCGGGGTGGCTTCTTCTAGGGTCTCAGAGGGCTTCTTTCCAGTCTGGCCTATACCTGCTATCAGGCTACCGTCTTCCGGGTTGACCTGCTGGCCTTCCTGTAAGACGGGTTGAGGTTCCGGGGCTTCTGCCAGCTCTTCTGCCAGCTCCACGTCCTCGTCGGTCATGTTCCGGTAGGTGCCACGCTCCTTGAGCTCACGGGCAACCAGGCCTTCAGTGACCACACCTGCATCGAGGTAGACCTTGTCGCGATCGGCGTTGGTCTTGTCGATGGTGGATTGCTCAGTGGCGCTGATCTGCCACAGCGGGTTGAAGTCGAAGCGGAAGTCATCGGGCATATCGCCCAGCTCCGAGCGGCAGATGATTTCGTACAGGTAGTCCAGCTGGGCGCGCATTTCCGCCTCTTGCTTGGAGCTCACCATGTCGTAGTAGTTGCGAATGTCGTTGTCGCCAGTGGCGTTGAGGCCACCAGCTGACTGGCCGAACAGGCGGGTCATGGGGATGTCAGCCGCGCCGCAGACATCAATCATGAACTGCTGGATGATCTTGTCCAGGTTGGCGAAGCTGTTCTGCTTCTTCTCATACTCCTCATTGCCGTCGATCAGCAGGGTGCGGTTGAAGGACTTCATCATGGCCGCCAGCTGGAAGCGCTTGATGGCCTTCGCCTCACCGTCCTTGGTGCTCAGCAGCTCGGTCAGGTCAGGCGCCTTGATGACGTCGACGTTGGCTTCGAAGAGCATGGTGGCCACGGCCGCAGTCGTCGTGTCGCAGTTCAGCAGGCTCTCAACCACGTGCTGCAGCTCACTGTCATCCCACATGGCGTTCTGCAGCCAGGAGAAGTAGGGCAGCTTCTGGCCGTTGAAGCGCAGGACTCGGGTGTGGTGCACTTGCACCGTGGACTCAGCGATCAGGTACGACTCAGGCATGCCGAAGTTCGGGCTGTCCAGGTCACGGTTGATCATGCCATTCGGCGCCACGCGCCAGCGGTCCACGACTTGCAGGTAGCGCAACGAGCCTTTGCCCAGCTTCTTGATGTCAAGCGGCTTGCTCAGGTCTTTGGTATCATTCGTGCCGAGGATGATAAGCGAACCGCCGTAGAGGCGAGCCCACTTGATGGCCGCATTCACCTTGCTCTTCAGGGCATGGCGCTTCTCGCACTGCTCGATGGCGAACTGGCTCTTGCCGTCAGCGTCCTCGTCGAACATCACATGCAGCCACTCGCGAGTCATGTCGTCAGCGACCGTGTTCACGATGCGCTTGGCGAGCCAGCTGCCGCGGTACATGTTCTCCAGCTCCATGCGAGTCATCACACGGGGTTGGCCCCAAGTGGAGTAGGAGCGCTTGTCGCGGTCGGTACCGAGACCTGCGACCACATTCTCTAGGCCGTCGCCAATCACGCGCACAGGAGCCTTGGTCGAGGCCAGAGCTGCATCGGCGGTTTTCACTTTACGCTTTGTCATAGGGCATCCCACATGGTGCGCTTGCCAGTCAGCAAGTCGTTGATGGCATCGAGCATCGGATCGATCTGGTCGTCGTGCATGTGACTGTCGTCCTTGGTGAACTTGTCCACTTCGTCGCAGAGGTCACTGGTGAATGGTGCATCCTCAGGGACGACGACCAGACCAGCTTCGAGGAACGGCTGCCCGTCGTAGGCGCGGGTCAGCTTGTCCTTGGTGCGTGGAATGCCTTCAACCGGGATGCCTTTCTTCTTGAGGTTCTGAATGAGACCGGTGCCGCTGGTCTTATCCTCAATCTTCATCTTGGTCAGCGCGCAGGACTTGAACTCCTCGTAGGGCTTGTGCTTCGCCCAGAAGTCGAGGGCCTTCTTGTCGAGCTCATGCGCTTCCCACTTGCCGCGGATCATGTCAAGCAGGTAGATCTTGCCGTCCTCACCAAGGCCCCAGCACTCGAATACTGAGTAGTCATTGCGCTCAGCAGTCTTCTGGGCGGTGTCGCCGTAGATGCGGCGCTTGACGATCTTGGGCAGGACCTTGTAGCGGCCGAACCACTCGCTCTTGAGCACGCCACCACCACGAGGGGTGGGGCGCTGTTGCAGCTGACCTGCAGTGGCGTACGTGCCGAGCTCGCGCTCAAGGCGCTCAGTTGCTTTGGCGTCGAAGCGCGCAGGGAAGAGCAGTTCGCCATCCTTCTTGCGAGGA